GACAATTGACACTCAGTGGGCGGGCGCTACATTCTTTTTCACCTCTGCAAGCGCAGGAGTCCTAATTGGAAAGTTGGCATAATGAGTCCGATTCCTCTAGGAATACTTGCGGTTAGTGGTGCTGCTGGCATAGTTGCTACAGGGGGCACAATTACAACAGTCGGCGGATTTAAGATTCACACCTTTAACAGCTCAGGCACTTTTACAGTGACTAGCGGTTCGGGTGATGTTGAGTATCTAGTTGTTGCTGGTGGAGGCGGAGGTGGTGGCTATTGGGGCGCTGGCGGCGGTGCGGGCGGATTGCTTGCCTCGACTTTGGCGGTAGTCCCAACAGGTTACACAGTTACAATTGGCGGCGGCGGTTCTGGCGGAGGCACTACAGAGGAAACATCAAGAGGCATAAATGGCTCAAATAGTGTATTTTCCTTAGTTACTTCTAGCGGTGGAGGCGGAGGCGGAGGTGTCAATCCGGCTAATTCTAATTCTTCGGGTGTTGGTAGAGACGGCGGTTCTGGCGGCGGCGGCGGTGTTGAAAGCGCCGTAGGCAAAGCTGGTGGCACAGGCATTAGTGGACAAGGTTTTGCTGGTGGCTCTGGTGGATGGAACAACACTAATGACCAACGCTCAGGAGGAGGTGGTGGCTCATCTGCCATAGGCGCTAATAACGCATCAACTGCTGGTGGGGCTGGTGGGGCTGGGACTTCAAGTAGCATAAACGGCACAGCCACATCTTACGCGGGTGGCGGCGGCGGCGGCTCAAGAGCTGGCAGGGGTAATTCGGTGGCTTCTGGTGGCTCTGGGGGTGGTGGTAGCTCTGGCAATTTTGCAGCAGGAAATAACGGTTCTACTAACCTTGGGGGCGGCGGCGGCGGATCTGGCCGAGATGCTTTTGCTGGCGGGAACGGCGGATCAGGAATCGTAATTATTAGGTATGCAGCATGATGAAAGCGCAGGACTAATTGGCACACTGGGCAGAACTGGACGAAAACAAAGCCGTCACTAGAGTCTTGGTTACAGACAATGATGCACCTAACGAGGGCTACGACTGGCTCATAGAAAACTTAGGCGGCACTTGGGTAAAGACTTCCTATAACGGCAACATTCGCAAAAATTACGCTGGCATTGGGTTTAGTTATGATGCAGAACTTGATGCCTTTATTGCGCCAAAACCTTTTGGCTCTTGGTTGCTAAATGAAGAGACCGCACAATGGGAAGCGCCGATTCCTAATCCAGACGATGACCTTTTTTATAGCTGGGATGAGGCGGAATTGGACTGGGTGGCCTTCGTATCAGAATCAGAATTGACACCTGAGTAATGTCAGATCGAGCTCCGAGCAATACAGCGGTTATTCTTAGAATTGTGAGCGACATTGAAAAGAAACTTGACGACTTTGAGACTCGTATTAGAGCGCTTGAAAAGTCTGTTTGGGGTAACGCATTAATTCAGTCAATGATGACGGCCGGGGTTACCGGGATAGTTGTCGCTGTAATAGTCAGAAGTCTCTGATGAAATACCCTTTACCGAAAAGCACGATAGGCAGCCGCTACGGCGTAACCGAGAGGCGCTCACAGCCTCACAGAGGGCTTGACTTTCCAGCCCGGACTGGTAGCTGGATAACAGCTCCTGCTGGCGGCACAATAGTCTTAAACACTTGGAGCGACTGCTTAGGTTGGGTCTTAGTTCTTAGGTTCTGGCATCTCGGCAAAAAGCAACCGATGTATCTAGGCTTCTCTCACCTGCAAAAAAAGAGTTCGCACAAAGTAGGAGATCGCATCGAAGAGGGTAACGGCAGGTTTGCCCTAGTTGGAAATACAGGTGCCTGTTCGCGTGGCAGCCATCTTCACCTCACTTACGGGGACAGTGCCCAGCACATTTTTAGCGGTCGCACTTTTGACCCGGAAGCATTACTTGAAAGGTTCGCATCATGAAGTTCAATCCTCAGATCAGAAAAGCAATCTATGCAGCAGTAGCTGGGATAGTCCCTTTGCTAGTAATCGCAGGTATTGTGACCGGGGAGCAGTCGCAGGCTATTCTCTCAAGTGTAGCAGCGATGTTGGCTTTCTTTGCATCAGTCCTAGCTGTAAACAACACGCAGACAAACAACCCAGAAGGTGAGTTTGAGAATGTCACCGAGGGAACAGAAGAGCCTTTTATTCCCGGTGTCTAGCTAAATTGTCAAACGCTAGTTGTAGTCTGCTGGCATGGACATTACGCAGATAATAAAAGATAGCGGCGGCAACCTCATTGGGACACACGCTCCCGGGTCCGCTGAGTGGCATGCTCAGAGATCTAACGCAATAGGCGGCAGCGACATCGCGCCGATTATGAATAAATCACCCTGGACAAGTCAGTTCACGCTTTGGGCAGAAAAAACAGGCAATCTACTGCCTAGAGAATCTACAATGGCCATGAAGCTTGGTAACTACTTTGAGCCTGCAATCGCTAGGCTATTTTCAGACAATCACCCGGAGCTAAAGCTTCACTCTAATAATTGGACTTTCGCTTGGGAATACAATCCAGCGTTTCACGCGAACCCCGATGCAATCCTCGAGGACAAGCAGGGCAACCTATCAATTCTAGAAATCAAGTTCTCCCGGAACCCGATGCCAGTTCTGCCAGAACATTACAAACTTCAGGTTCTTTGGTATATGCAAGTCACCGGGCTACACACTCCAGCAGTGCTTTGCGCGGTCGCAGGAGGCGAATACAGAGAGTTTGTTATCGAGTGGGATAAAGAGCTTGTCTACGAGATGGTTCAGCAATCAGAGGACTTCCTGATGTGCGTTAGCGAGGACATGGCTCCCAACCTTGACGGCAGCGATTCTACTTATGAAACTGTTAGAGCAATTCACCCGGACATAAAAGACGAGGAAATCGACTTAGATCGCGCTGAGTTTCAATTGCTTCTCGATGCAATCGACATGCAAAAGGTTTGGGAACAGCAGGTAAACCTTAGAAAGTCGGGAATTCTAAAAGCAATGCAAGGAAACAAATACGGCAGGGTCGATGGTGAATCTGTTGTAATGTTGCAAGCCCGGGGAGAAGGAAAACCTTTTCTCAAAATCACAGGAAGGTAACACAGACAATGGCAGGATTCATGGACAACTACGAACCAGTAGCAGACCGAGTAAATAAGTTCTGGGAGAAGTATCCGCAGGGCAGGATTCATACCGAAATAGTTCTCATCAACGAAACAGAAATCGTGATCAAGGCTTCGGCTTTTACAGATCGAGACGATGCGCGCCCGGTAGCAATTGACTTTGCTCAGGAAACTAGGAACTCGAGCGCAATCAACAAGCAAAGCTTTATTGAGAACTGCTCTACTTCTGCAATCGGCAGAGTTTTAGCAACCTTGAACTTTCAAAGCAAACGCGATGCAAAAGGCAATGTTGTAAAGCCTAGCCAAGAAGAAATGATGAAGGTATCCTCTAAGGCTTTAGGTGACACTGTAAGGGACTTTGAGGCTAGGGCTAGTGTCTTAGGCTTATCGGGTGACATTGAAGGGCTTAGAAAGCTTTACACCGAGGCTAAGGACTTACGGCTTCCAAAAGTCCTGCTGGATTCAATCACAGCACTAGCTAAATAATGAGGTGGGGAGCGACCACACAGATAGCCGCTCCCCGGGGCAACACTGCCCAACCCGAACCACATCGGGTAATGTAAATACTACACAGAAAGCAGGTGCAAAATGGAAACATTTGACGAATACCGAGAGCAAGTTCTAGCTAGAAAAGATCGCGAGGAACACTTTATGCGCGCTTATGGAAAAGGATGGCGAAATGGTTATGACGATTTTAGGATGCGAGCCACAATCGAGCTTTGGGATTATGTGACAAGCCTCGATGACTTAGACCCCGATCTAAGCAAATTGCTAAAAGTCGCAATTGACAAAATAGAAAAGCTTGTATAATCAAAAAAGAAAAATAAATTTATACATAGTTTTTATATATAGACATTAATAAATAAATACTCTTAATTAACTTAATAAATATATATAGGCATTAATGCATAAATATAAGCAAAAGTTTTAAATTTCATTTTTATTTATAAAAACACAGAAAAGGAAAAACACAGATGCCACTAATCACAATTTCAGGCGATGTCAATCTCATTGGATGGGAAGGCAAGCGCGTTTCAGTTTGGGAAAAATACGATGCTCAAGGTAAGGAATTTTCTAGACTTTGGACATGTTGGTTTACTAGCTCAGTAGCAGATCAACTTCAGGAGCGAGACTTCTCGGAGATTACCGGTGAGCTATCAACCAAGATTGGGACTTACACCACAAAAGACGGCATCGAAAAAACAGTTGTAGAACATCATGTTCAAAACGCTCAGATCATGCAGGTAGTTACAAAAGCGCAGCAGGACTTGAACTCAGGGAAACAAGATCCTGACTTGGAGAAGTCTGCCTGGGGTCGCTCAGATAATGACGAGATGCCCTTCTGATGCCTGAAGAGCAAATTGACATCGTCTCCTGGACTAACGGCTATGAAATAGGCATAATCGCAGAGCGAGCAAGAATTTTAGACTTGCTAAGGGAAAAGGCAGAGTCTCGCGACATTATGCAGTCGCTCAGCTATCCATTCCTATTTGACGAACTCGCCCTAGCCATAATCCCGACAGATGATTAGAGTATTTGTCCCGGGCATCCCTAGGCCTCAAGGCTCTAAGAACGCCTACATCAGAGGGGGTCGAGCAATACTAGTCGAAGCCAACAAATACCTCCCGGCTTGGAGGCAACAAATCACCCGGGCAGTTGAAATGGCTAACAGTCAATCAATCGATGCTATGGAAGGGGCAATAGTTCTCAATGTAGATTTCTTCATGCCTAAAGCAAAGTCAAACAAAAAAGACTCACCTTTTCAAAAACCTGATCTAGACAAGCTAATTAGAGCAATTATGGATAGCTGCACTAAGGCAGGAGCAATCAGAGACGATGCTCAAGTTTGCGCAATACAGGCAACTAAGGCTTGGGAATACGAAGGGCAGCAACCCGGAGTTTTAATAGAGCTTTACGAAATGCCGACATTATAAGCTTCAAGTGATACCTTAGAGTTACACAGACAAAGGGGACACCATCTTAGAAAACCTAAAGATTCCACAATCCACAATGCGAACTTGCAAGGTTCAAGCAGTTTTAGAAACTCTGAGCCCGGCTGATACAGACATTCTCCTAGATGCCATAGATGACAAATCATGGGCAATAAAAACTCTTTCAAGGGAGCTAGGCAATCTCGGTATACAACTCAGCGATACTCCGCTAACGAATCATCGCAAAAAGGTTTGCGCTTGCTTCAGGGATTAGGCTTTAGGGATGCTAGAGAATCTGAAACCTGCAAAGAGAATCGATGCGCCTAATGACTTTCGCCCGGCTTTGGAGTTTGACGGCAAAGATGGCGTGGCAACTCTTCCTGCTGTTCCCGGCCATGATGTGCCTAGCTTTGAAGAGTTCCTTCAAGAGCAGGGGTTCGACCCAGAAAAATACACAGTTGTAGGCACACCGAGGACTTCACGCTGGCAGACCTATCATGGTGAATGGCTTACTAGCTACAGATTTCACTTTCAACTAATTAGCTCCACTATTGTGGACAATCTTCCACTATTGTGGAAAACGGCAAAAGCAGCAGTTAGAAAAGCGCCTAAGCCCAAAACACCATTAGCAGATAAAGCCCTAGTTGTAATGCTGGCAGATTTTCAAATTGGCAAAGTGGACTATCTCGGAAACACGAGAGATCAGCTAGTAAGAATCTTTGAGGCCTTTGATCGCTTGGAAGTGCTATTTAGAAAAGGCAAATACTCGCAAATAGTCTTAGCCGACTTAGGGGACATAGTCGAGGGATTTACCAGCAAAGGCGATCAGCAGCAGTTACATCATGGTGGAAGCATTATGAAGCAGGTCGACATAAGCCTTAGCCTTATGTGGGACATAATCAAGCGCGCTGCAAAGATAGCGCCGGTCACTTATGTTTCAGTAGCAAGCAATCACTGCCAGAACAGAATCAATAAGCAGCAGGTTGGGTTACCCGGGCAGGATGATTGGGGAATCTTTATTGCTCAGCAGATTCAAAAGCTAGTCAAAGAAACTGACTTAGAAATCTCAATCCTTATACCTCAACCAGAAGATGAGAGTTTGGCGTTCGATGTATTTGGAGACAAGTTTCACATCCTTGGGCTTTGGCATGGACACCAAAGCTCGAGACCTGAAGGTGTCCTTACTTGGTGGGAGAAACAAACCTTTGGGAATCAGCCAGTTGCATCGGCATCCATAGCTCTAACCGGGCACTTCCATCACCTGAGAATTCAAGAGGCAGGGTTGCATAACAATGGAGGTAGTCGCTATTGGATACAGGGTAAAACGATGGACAATGGCAGCGGTTGGTTTAGGCTGAGTTCTGGCGAACAGGCTCAGCCTGGACTAACCTGCTTCGAGCTACATAAAGGGAAACACTTTACAGGGAGCATTTTCAATGTATGATCTAACCACCACACAGAAGGCAGGCCACATGCTAAAGACATCACTCGGAGCAGTCCTCATAGCAATCATCATCGTTGGGGTTCACCTCTTAGCGGCACTACTATCCACAGTTGCGCCTATAGTCACAGGTGTCCTCTTGGCAGGGGTATTCACTTGGATAGTCCTTAGCGCTTACATAGCTATTAGAGAGTCCTAATTGGCCGAGTGGCATCAATCTCAGGCATGGAGCAAAGCAAGGGCGTATGCCAAGAAAATACTCGACCCAATCTGTTCAACATGCGGGGTCGATTTAATAGGGGGGGACTGGACCATAGATCACATACGGCCCCCATCACAGACAGGAGAACCAAATCATGACATCAGTAATTTGCAATCTATGTGCCGGGCATGTAATGGGCGCAAGCAAGATAAAACCCTCATCAGAGCAGCTTGGAAGTCGACACGCTGGTAGAGTCGAGAGCTTCGAGCAATCGCTTCAGAAAGGCTACAGAGGGCGTGGAAGGCATGCCAGACTCGCAGGTAGACACGCTAGACCACCCCGCGCTTTTTTCTGAGCGCCGCTCCCAATCCCGCGCAAGCACTCAAGTTTTTACACAATAGTAAGATTATCTGAGGAAGGATACCTAATGATCTATGAAACATTGCAGGAGTGGATTGATACTCTTAGCTTGACTATTGAACAGCGAGTGATTTCTAAAATGGCTCTCAAACTAGCTGCGTCCTTTGACGATACCGGGAATACATCCACAGCAGCGGAACTCAGAAAGACAATCCTAGAACTTCAGTCACAGCTCAACGCAAACAGAACCGACATCGATCCGTTAGAGAAACTTCTGACTCGGTAATGCTTCAGCTCCCAGCTACTTACACAAAACCCTTATCTGAGGACTTTCCCTCTGATGGAGATTTGCTTATCGAGCTGGCAGACATCGCTTGGAAGTCACCGGAGAACCCTGAAGGGCTAAAGCTGGATGAGTGGCAGAAGTGGCTTATACGACATGTCCTCGAGCGATACCCGGACGACTATCCCGATGAAGATTTAGCCGGCCGATTACGCTATCGGCAGTTAGTCATCTCTCTCGGAAGGCAAAACGGAAAGAGTTTGCTCGCGGCCATCTTCGGATTGTGGGGATTGCTAATGCATCAGCCATCAGGCGCTCAAGTTCTCAGCTTGGCATCCTCTAGCGATCAGGCTCGCATTATTTACACTCGAGTTTTGTTTGTAATCCAGAACAACCCTTTTCTAGCTAAGCGATTCAAAAAGGCAACTGAGCAAAGAGGAATTGTCACAGCAGACGGAACCGGGCGCTACGATGTCAAGGCCGCTAAGGAATCTGCCCTTCAGGGAATTCCCATTTCTCTTTGTTTATTTGACGAACTCCACCTAGCAAAAGAGGGCATGTGGAGCGCAGCAGTTTTTGGAACTTCTCAGCGCACAGATGGCATGGTGCTCGGAATTACGACCGCAGGAGACCAGAACAGCGATACCCTTATTGACCTTTATAAATACGGGCATAAGGCCTCCCAGGGCGATAGAAGTTTGCAGAGATTTGGGTTCTTTTTGTGGACTGCTCCTGAGAACGCTCCTGTTACAGACCCTGATGCAATTCATGCTGCAAACCCTTCAGTGGCAGCCGGGCGGATTCCTTTGTCTCAGGTCATTAGCGATCTAAAGACCCTCCCAGAACACGAAGCAAGGCGCTACAGGCTCAATCAGTTCATCAGTGGAACAACTGCAAGCTGGCTCCCCGGAGATGTCTTTAGAAAGGCAGCAGGCAAGGGAGTGAGCCAAAAAGAAGGCGCAGTCTTTGCAGTAGACATCAGCAGGAACTGGGAACATGCAACCATCGCAGTTGCTAATGACAATAACGGAGTTCAAGAAACTGAAATCGTGCAAACCTTTGTGAATCCAACTGAGAACATACTCTTCAACCGACTCACCGAGCTTTACAAACTTCACAGTCCCAGAGCCATAGCACTTGATGATAGGCAACTTCCCGGGCTTGGGAAAAGGCTCAAGCTAGTTGGGATTCCTACTTGGCAGTTGTGGACTAAAGAGGTCAGCGCAGCTTGTTCTGCTGTTTACGCTTTGTTTACAACTGATTCAGTCATACATAACAACGATCCATTGCTTATCATGCAAAGCCCTAACGGCGTAACCAAATACACCGGGGAGACTTGGCTTATCAGTAGAAAAGACTCGACCGGGGAAATCGATGCACTAATGGCAACTATTTTTGCAATTTATGTTAGTGCAAGAGCACAACACGCGCAAATTGGTGTATTCTAAATCACACTAATGTAGTTAGGCTTGGTGCATGGCTTCAATTTGGCAGAGACTCACTGGCGCGCCGACTCAGACACGCGCAGTCCAACCGACTATACCGACAAGATCTGCCGCAGTCGTAACTCCCGACACAGCGCTAACTCTTACTGCTGTTTATAGGGCAGTGCAAATCATTGCAACCCCAATTAGCAAAATGCCGATAGATACTTACAGATTTGCAACAGGTATGGAAATGCAGGTTGAAAACCCAGTCCTAGTAAACAAGCCCGACATCAATGCAAACCGCAGAGACTTTATTTATCAGACTGTAATTTCTTTAGCGCTCGAAGGTAATGCCTTTTGGCACAAAAGCTACGGCTCAAACGGACAAGTCAATAACCTAACCCTTTTACCTGCAAGCGCAGTCTCAATTGCTTACAACAACGATCAGGACATTCTTCAAGGGGTTTACTTTAGCTATAAAGGCAAACGCTACGAAAACCGCGAGATGGAACAGCTAAAGCTCTTTACTCGCACAGGCAACTTGAGAGGCATCTCACCTATTGAGTCTTGCAGGTCCGACATCTCGGCCGCGCTAGATCTAAGAGATTATGCGAAGAATTGGTTTAGTCAAGCAGGAGTCCCAACAGGGATTCTAAAAACCTCACAGGCAATCAATAAAGAGCAAGCTGAAGAGGTCACTGCAAATTGGCATAATAAGCAGCAGAATCGGCAGATTGCGGTTGTTGGAAATGGCTTTGATTATGAAGCTATTTCTCTCTCACCTAGAGAGGCGCTTTTCACTGACATAGTGGAGCAGAACACAATTAGCATTGCCAGACTGTTTGGAATCCCGGCTCGCTTGCTTTTGACAACTGTTCCCGGTGGCTCGGATACATATACAAACTTGCAGGATGAAAATCAAGTGTTCTACAGGCACACCCTTATGGGATACACCGATGCCATAACAGACGCTTTGAGCAACTGCTTGCCTAGAGGAACTCGAGTGGAATTTGATTTCCAACACCTTTTCCGCGCGGATGTCGCCGCCCGGTATGACTATTACTCAGTTGCAATCGCTGCTGGAATTCTTACACCTGAAGAGGTCAGAGAGAAAGAGGGGCTAAATGCCTGATCTAGAAACTAGAGAAGTCGAGCTAAGGCTCGATGCTGTAGAAGAGCGAACCATTACCGGGCTGGCGGTCCCTTATGGTCAGACCGCTTCTATCGGTGGAGCTTATGATGAGCAGTTTGCCCGGGGCGCAATCGAGTCGGTCGAGGATGTCAAGTTGTTCTACGGACACGAAGAGCCAATCGGCAAAGTCATTTCAGGCAGAGACACTGACTTAGGTTTTGAGATAACGGCAAAGGTTAGCAACACTTCTCGAGGCGAAGAGGTCCTAACGCTTATGCGCGATGGAGTTCTCAATAAATTTTCAGTTGGCTTTATCCCGGTCGAACAGACCAGAGACGGCTCACTGATTACGCGAACAAAGGTTTCTCTAAGAGAGGTATCTGTTGTTCCGTTCCCAGCCTTTACCGGCGCAAACATAACCGAGGTCAGAGAAGAGCTGCAAGAGGCAGAAGCTATCGACCCCAAAAAAGAAAGAGACTCTATGTCTGAAAACATGGAACTAGAGGTTCGTTCTGTTCAGGACGAGGTTGCAGAGTTGCGCCGAGTTGTCGAAGCAGGACTAAACCCAGTTACAGCAGTAATGATTGGCTCAGAGATCCGTTCTCAGGGCGAATTTGCAAAGAAAATGCTAGTTGGAGATGCAGGAGCAATTGAACTTGCTCGAGCAGCTTCAGATTCCAGCGACACTGTAGCTCTCCCGGGCTTTGTTGGTCAGATTGATAACTTGATCGACAACAACCGACCTGCACTCTCAGTTTTCTCTCGCGCAGCACTTCCTGCAGCCGGGCTAACAGTTGAGTATGCATCGGTCACTGCTAACACAATTGCAGTTGGGGAGCAGTCACCAGAAGGCGAAGTTCTTAGCTTTGGTAACCTAACCATCGCTAACACCTCTGCCCCGGTTAAGACCTATGGCGGATACACTTCATTCACCAAGCAGACTATCGAGCGTTCAACTGTTGATTACTTGAACACTGTATTCCGCGCCCTAACCATCGCTTATGCAAACGCTTCTAACGCAGCTTTTGTAGCTCACATCCAAGCACTAAGCATGACTGGAAAAGTGTTCGATGTTTCTGCAGGAACTGTAGCCGCGCTTCTAAATGGCATCACTGATGGAGCAACTTACATCTTTGAGAACACCGGACTACGCCCAGAGGCCATTGTCGCCTCACCAGAGGCATACAAATTCCTTATGTCAGTTGTAGGCACAGATGGTCGCCCAGTGGTCCTACAGGACGGCAACGGGTTCAACAACATCGGAACTGCAAACCTCCCAGGTCTAAGCGGTTCACTGTTGGGACTACCAGTGATTGTTGATCCAGCGATGGCAACGAGCAAGGTATACATGGCAAACTCTCAGGCTATCCAGTCTTACGAGTCTGCCGGAGCGCCTGTTCGCCTCACTGATGGAGACATCACAACCCTTACCGATTCCGTATCGGTTTATGGTTACCTAGCGATCACAACTCCGTTCGCTGGCGCAATCGTAGAACTCGATGTAGTCCCAGCCTAAGGATAAAATGTCAGCAGTTACGCTAGCCGAGCTTCAGGCCTACATTGGCACTGACGAGGCAGGGAGCTTTATAACTTCCTGCTTAGTCAGCGGTCAAGCTATGGTTGATAAGTATCTCGGGGAAATTGAAACAGTCCCGGAGGAAGTCTCAAGACAAGGTGTCCTGATTTGCGCTTCTGAGCTGTTTCATAGGCGTTCTGCTCCCAACGGCATTGCTCAGTTTGCAAGCATGGATGGCAGCCCGATTAGAGTCGGCAAAGACCCAATGACGGCTGTCTATCCGCTGCTTTTGCCTTTTGTGGGGTATGGAGTATGACAAACGAAATCACTATCTCTAAAGCCGAGTTCAAGCTCGACCTGGAGGCGGCCGGGATAAAGGTTTTGGATTATGTTCCAGAGCGCATTGTTCCACCGATCGTGATTATAAATTCAGCTTCTCCATACCTAACACCTAGCTCTCTCGGTAACGAATACATTTTGGCATTAGAGCTAGTCTGCATTGCAGCTACAGCGACCAATAAACAGGCGACCGAAAAGCTAGATGAAACAATCGCATTAGTTCTAAACTCTATGCCTAGATACTCTCGGGTTCTCAGGGTCAATGAGCCTTACAACATGCAAACTAACAATGCCGAGTATCTTTCGGCGAACATCTCAGTTGAACTAGAAATAACTATTTAGAAAGGGTTGCTCATGGCAGCATCAACGCGTATCAAAGCGCAAAACATTATCTTCAAGGTGGGCACAGTTGCTTACCAATGTGACGCAACAATGGTCGAACTAACTCCTCAAGATGCTCCCGGGGATGTTCAGACCTTTTGCGAGCAAACAGTTGGACAAGAGTGGCAATTAACTCTAGAGGGAATTACTTCAGGCGATGCAGACTCTCTTTACCGAGTTCTTTGGGCGAACTTTGGGGAGACTGCTACCTTTGAAATTGCTCCTAACGGAAACCCTGCTGCAACGACTTCTCAGCCTCACTATAAGGGCGTTGTAAAGTTTGACACTTTGCCTCCTTTGTCGCTATCGAGTAATGAGACATCGACCTTCACAGTCGCTCTCACTGTTGTAAACACACCTCACGATCCAGCCAACGATGTTTGGTATGGCGTAAGCATTATTACAACTGCATAGTTATGCCTAGCGATGCCGGGGTTAAGGTAAAAAACCTGAGAGAAGTCACAAAAGCTCTTAAGGCGGTTGGAGTGCCTAATGATGCAATCAAGAAAGCCGGAAAAGAATCCGGTGAATTAGTTGCTAGTGAAGCACGATCCTTAGCTCCGGTTCGCACAGGCGCTTTGAGAAGTAGCATCAGAGTTGGAGCTACTGCTCGAGGAAAAGTTACAGTTAGTGCAGGTAATAATCGCTCATCGCGCTCAGCGGTCCCATACGCTAACCCGATTCACTGGGGTTGGTTCAAGCGAAACATAAAACCGCAGCCCTTTTTTATAACTGCTCTTGGATACACTAGAGATGAAATCTTTAGAAACTACTTTTCCCAAATGGACAAGCTAATAAAAGAAGAATACGCAAAAGCCAAAATAACCTAAAGGACACAGAATGAACTTTGACAACCTGACACTCGGAGACATAGAAGAGATGGAACTTTTGACAGGCTCAAGCCTAGATGTTCTATTTGCAAAGGGAGAGCCAAAAGGCCGGGCGATGAGAGCTGTTTACTTTATTACCAGAAGAAAAATTGAACCGGATTATAAGTTTGAAGATTCAAAAAATGTCACTCAAAAAGAAGCTGTGGACTTTGTCCAGGGTAACAACCCAAAAGACAAGAGCTAGTCGATGAGCAATCTAAGAGGCTTGCAAGATTTGTTCTGGCAACGGGCATTTCACCCAGTGAATATCGCAGGTTATCGATTAGCGAATACTCAGCTATCGCTAGGGAAGTAGAGAAGAGGAACAAATGAGCCTAGTTCTCAATGTTGAAATACTCGGTGAATACAAAAACCTAAGCAAAGCGACTCAGGGCGCAGGGGATTCCTTCTCAAAGCTAGGCGGCAAGTTTGCTACAATCGGGAAGAACATCGCAAAGGTAACCGCAGGGGTAGGACTAGGACTCGCTGCTGCTGCGGCTTCTCAGATTAGACCAGCTATCAATGCAGCTAGTGATCTCTCAGAAGCGACTAATGCTGTAAGTGTGGCCTTTGGCGATGTAGCAGGTGGCATCCTCAAGCTAGGTGAAAACAGCGCCCGGGGACTAGGACTTAGCAGCACAGAGCTTTTCGGTATGGCAACTCAGTTCTCTGGCTTTGCAAAGACCATCGCAGGCGAAGGAGGAAATGTTGTCGGCGTGGTTGATGACATAACAAGTCGAGGTGCAGACTTTGCTTCTGTTTTCAACCTCGATGTAAGTGATGCACTAGCTAAGTTCCAATCAGGGCTTGCAGGGCAGTCAGAACCTCTAAGAATGTATGGCATAGATCTCAGCGCGGCAGCAGTTCAAGCTCACGCCCTTGAGAAGGGCATACATGACGGTGACGGCGCTATGACTGACGCCGAGAGCACTATGGCTCGCTATAGCTTGCTAATGGAGCAAACCGACATGGTTACCGGGGACTTTGCAAACACATCAGACGGACTTGCGAATCAGCAGAGAATCCTGCAAGCTGAAATAGAAAATGTCCGGGCAGAGATAGGGCAGCATCTTCTGCCTATTCTTGAAACGATTATGCAGTTTATTCTTGAAGATATAATCCCGGCTTTCGTTGAATTTTACGAGGAGATAAGCGATCCTGACGGCGAAGCTATAAAGCAGATTGAAGCATTAGAGCAAGCTTGGATAACTTTCGCTGGCACTTTCGGAAGCGTCTCAGGCGAAATCAAAGCAATCGATGTTTTCACTTGGCTAACTGACTCCATGACAAGCGTTATAAAAATGGCAACACACCTTGGAACTTTTGTCGGTGAAATCTTTGACGGCATGGCAAAAATCTTCCAAGCAGGATTTGGCATGGGTCCTCTAAATAACGCAATGAGAGCAACAGGAATTGCTCAAGTCGGCGGAGCTATGAACGCGGCGAACAGGGCAGCGGCTTCCATAAAGTTTGGTAATGAGATTCTTAGTCCAAGTCGAGCAGACCAAGCTAGACGAGGTAATGCCATAAACATTGAAATGAACATAAACCGGGCGCAGGTGGATGCTAACTCTCTAATCAGAGACATAAACTCAACTCTCAGGACTAACGGAAGCACAGTCCAAATACGATGACAACCATTGCGGATTTTGACATAGCTGAGGACCTAAAGGTTGAGTTCTTTTTACCCAATCTAGAAGGCAACCCTTTTATCGTTGGGATTAGCAAACTAGGTAGCGATGCACTTCTTTCGACAACCGGGCAATTTATAATCGGACAATCTTTGCTAGGCGGAGATGCACTGCTAGGAGCTGTGGCTTTTTTCTGGCAGGACTTGGCTTGCACAACTAGCGCAGCACAAATTTCAAACGGCGGCACAGTAGAGGACCAACTTTATTTCCAAGCACAACCTGCTTCAGCATCAATAACTCTTCAGACTTACCAGTTTGATCCCTCGGTCAATTCAGCGTTTCGGCCGGGTGTTCCAGTGAGACTCAGGCTTGCAAAAGGCGATGTTAATAAAATTATTTGGAGTGGGGTTATTGATACCATTTCCGGGACTTATGAGAAGGAAGGCAAGAACCTTCTGAAAATCACTGCTTTTGATCGCCTGAGAGAATTGCTAAATACTCGACTAGACCTTTTTGACTCAGAAAACCCGGATGGCTATGTCTCACCCTTAGAACAGTTAGATCTCATTGCAGAGCAATTTGGAACTAGCATGCATGCCTCGAGCAGAGATGCGCCTGGCAAAATACCTTCTCAGGTCCTATCAGATTTTATTCCTTCAGAGCTTATCTTCGATGCAATCCAAGTTGGGCTAGGCATTTTATGGATGGATGCAGAAACTCAGGAGCTAGTATTTATTCCTCGACCTGACGCTTCAGTTCTTCCAGACTTCCCGGTAGGTGCTGGATTTTTTACTCTAAATCTTTCGCTCTTAGGTGGCATCGATGTTCTCGGAGATGGTCAGATAGTTTACACAGTTGGAAATAATCATGGAACTAATTATCATCTTTGCATGTCAGACATCGTGACAGTTTCAAACAGTGATGCAGTATTCAATTCTCTTAGGGTAGAACTAGAGAGTGACTCAGAAGCTTATGTCCTTAGAGAAAATCCCGACTCTATTTCCCTCTATGGCAGATTTGCAAAGGATGTCACACTAAATACAACAGATGCCTTTGAGCTTGATCGTTGGAGCGATGCTGTATTCAATCAGTCCCCTACTAACTTGGTTCAAAGCGTTGAGACACCTGCTTTAGATCGATTAGGCAATTTGACTGAAGCGGCGCTTCTATTGCCCGGGGAGTCTTTAGGGGTAAGCTTTTCACAGGACATACTAGAGATTTCAGATTACTACACAATAACAAAGGTGAGTCATTTCATAGATGTAA